AAAAAGATTGATTTACTGAAGGCACATAAACGTGATGATGTCAAAGCACTATTGATATGGAACTTTGACAAAGGGATAGAGAGTGCAGTTCCAGAAGGAACAGTGCCATACAAACCCAACGAATCACCCAAGGGAACTATGGGTCATACTCGATTAGTTCATGAATGGAGAACCCTCTACAACTTTGTAAGAGGTGGTAACGATAAGATCTCCAACATGAGAAGAGAAAATTTACTCATACAATTACTTGAGTCACTTGAAGCAGAAGAGGCAGAGATAGTATGCTTAGTCAAGGACAAGGATCTTCAGAGTAAATACAGAATTACTAGAAACGTAGTAGAGGAGGCATATCCAGAGATAAATTGGAGAGATCGGTAACAATCGATACATTTTATGTTGCTAAATACTGACAGATATGTTAGCATATCCTTACGTTCATCCAATTTATTGGACGCAAGTAAGTCAGACACGGAACGGGTACGTTCATCCCTTCGGGGACGCAAATGTTGACTGAAGGAACGGGGCAAAAATCCCTACTACTTTGGAGAAAACAAATGACTAAAGTCACTTACCGTGGCGTTGAGTACAACGCTGAAGAGTACAACGCTAAAGTGCTTACAGAAGCATCAAAGCGTAACAGACACGAACTAATGTATCGTGGAATCAAGGTCAACAGCAAGGCATCTCCTTGCAGTTGAAATATAGGGGTTGCAAAACCCCTTTTTTTATGCTAAATTATTATTATTGAATCTAACTAAATCATGACAATCCAAACGAATCCTTTTATTACTGCTAATTGGAGACCAGAGCATTGCGACCCAAATAATTGGGGTTACAAACCATCAACGTATGATGTGGATGGAGTAGAACTCGTAGGCAAACCACACATGATGTTATTCAACGACATGACAGGAACATGGACAAACCCTGCACGTGTTGAGAGAATCACATTATCAAAACTCAAAGATCTAAGAGATAACATTCATGAGTTTGGTATCAATACAAAACAAGGGAGAATGATTTATGTTGACGTTGAAGATAACTCAACGATTAATGGAAATCATAGAAAAGAATTACGAACAGACAGAAGAATAGACATAAGAGGATGGATGGTTCAATTGGTTCGATTTAAAAATCGTCAGGCAAAAAGAGATTTTGCCAACATATCAAACATTGATATGTCATTACCACACAACAACCCATCTCAAAAAGATGTTGAAGCAGGGGTAAGAGATGCTCTAAATGATTTTGATAGAAGACCATACAAAAAAGAAATAGATGAACTCATACAATCTTATGGTCGTCATTTGGGTGGTAAAATAAGAAAAAAAATTCTCAAAAAAATCATGTGGGAATTGCAAAAACAGGGAAAGGTAAATGCATCAGAAAGATATACAACCTACGGAAAAGATACAGTGAAACTTTATGTAAATGATCATCAGGACGATGAGTGGATAGATGAAATCTTATCTAATGAAAACGAGATCTCACATGTGATGACTGTATATAATTTCAAATCAGATTTAGGTGCATTGTTAGAAAAAAATGAACTGGCAGTTTCAAGAAAAAAACCATTGAATTTATTGATAGCAGTTGAAGAACCAACAGGTGATGACACTCTATGCAAAAAAAGAGACAGAGTATTCGATGAAATATTAGAGTATTGGGAAGACTTACTTCTATTATCAATGGGTATGACAGATAAACGTATAAATCGTTACCACTTTGCATGGAATCACCCTGATGCTAAACACAGATTCTTGCCACAAGATAATAATGATGAGATGAAAACTCGTGAACTCATCTATGTAAAAAATAGAACCTTCAATTGATAGAAAAAAAATTATGTGGAGTCCGTATTGGATTAGGAAGTCAAATATACCTGATAATATATGTGATCAAATTATTGATTGTTCAAGCAAAAATGAATTTGAAAAAGGATTGACTGCAAACGGTAAAGGTGACAAAGGTAGAAAAGTTGATGTAAAATTTTTGTACGAAGAATTTAATTGGATTAATTCATTAATGTATGGATATGCTATGTTTGCTAATGGTCAAAATTTTAAATATGATTTATCTTTAAATGATAGAGAACCTCCACAACTTTCATATTATAAGTTAGGGCAATATTATAGAAAACATATTGATTTTGATGGATCTAGTGAAAATGTTGCTCACACTAGAAAATTGAGCGTGAGTCTTCAATTATCAGATGGAAAATCTTATGATGGAGGACATTTAATTTTGTATTATGATGAACAAAGATATCTAATTCCTAAATCTAAAGGCACAATCGTAGTATTTGATAGTAGAATTACGCATGAAGTTACACCTGTAACTAGGGGTGAGAGATATTCTTTAGTAAAATGGATACACGGTGATAAACCTCTTGCATAATATTGTTTATATGCTATAATTTTGTCATGGACAAAGACAAACTAAAAATTATAGTGTCTGATCTTGAGATGTTATTGTCTGCTCTCAA